GCGCGCGCGGCCGCGCCGCGCCCAACGCCGCCGCGGGCGCGGCCCCCGCCCCAAAGGGGCCGCCGCCGCCACTTGGTCTTGCGACTCGAGGTCGCCGAGGCGAAGGTAGGTGCATTTTTCAAAATCCGCACCGCGTGCGCCCGTACCTCGGCCGTCCACGATGACACTGATGTAGCCATTTTGTGCGAGGAAGGCTTCCCACACACCGCCGCCGTAGAATCCCGTGCTCCAAGCGTCTTTCACTTCCTGACTGCCGGGGCCGCTGTATTGGTACATCACGACGGGATATTTGCGTTTGGGATCAAAATCGCGAGGCTTCACCATCCAGCCATTCAACTGCGTGCCGTCGGCCAGTGCGAAGGTGAAGAATTCTTGTTTCACGCCCACTTCTTCCATCTTCTTGCGCAGTTGAGCGTTGTCGATGAGCGTTTTCTGCGTGCGTCCCGCACCGTCGCGCAAGGTCGTCACAGGGGGTACGCCGAGTTGCGAGTGCACGTCCATGAAGTAGCGCATATTGGCGGAGAACGTCACCTCGTGCGTCCCGCTTTCGGGGGTGAGACACGTCGTTTTGCCGCGCTTGTCCGTTGCATACATGGCCGTGCGCAGCGGGCTCTCCTTGTGGGCGGCATAGTAGAAACGACCGTCGCGCTCGTTGTAACCATAGAATTGGCTCACCTCGAAATCGCCCTTCGTCACCGTCGTCTCCAGTTGGCCGTTGAGGGTGTACCAATAGAGGTGTTGGTAGCCGGTGCGTTCAGAGAGGAGGGCGAAGTGTCCGGGAGAGAAGCGCAGGGGGGGGGGGGGGACTACTCGTGGAGATGGGGGGAAACAATAAACAACCATGCCTGACCTGCAGAAACAGACATAGAGAAAAACTTGGGGGCGTAATGGGGGCGCTCCAACGCTCACAGATCCCCCGAACTGCTGAGCGGGTCAGAATCGATATTTTTTATCGAGAATAGACCTCTCAGAGAATATTTTCTCCTGAGCGCACAAAAACAGCCCTCTACCCCCGATTTCTCGGAGATAGAGGGCTGTTTTCCCGCTCAGAGCTTTTTCTTAATCCGATCCAGCTCCTGCCAGATCCGCTCGTGCTCATCGTGAGCGTGCGAGTCTAGCGCGATGCGCTCGGCGCGATCCTGCTGCTGCGCGGCTTGAAGCTGCGCGAGCACTTTACCGTGAGCACTGATTTCTTGGCCTTGGAGCTGCTGGGTGTGCGCGACGTCGGCGAGAAGTTCGCTGACGTCGTCCAGTTTCCCGCCGAGTGCGTCGATATCATCGCGAAGATTCGTCGAGTGATCATTGTGGGTCTGATCTTTCACGGACTCGACGACGTCTCCGACCTCGCTCACGCCTCGGTGGAGGTCTTTCAGCTGGGCGTTGATCTTGCTTTGGACGACTTTCAGATACGCGACCACGACGCCGATCCCCATCACTATGAGGGAGGAGAGCGCCGCGACGAGATCCGCACTGAGAAAGTCTGTAATCGCTGAGGGAAGCACTTATATGTCACCGCGATCCTGCGCGATGCGCGCCCTCATACGTGTCGGAGTCGATCACTTGCAGCTTCGATACGTCGTAAAGGCCCGCGGCTGACAGACCGAGGATCATGCCCTGGGCAGCTGCCTGATACCATCCGTACCCCGCGAGTTCGTACTGGCCGACCGCGAGCGCGACGCCTAATACAACAGCGAGGAGGGCCGAGACCTTGCCTGAGAGTCCGAGGCTCTTGGCGAGGTTGGTGAGTGCGAGGATTGCGGGGATTGATGCGATTGTGATGATTTCGGTTGTCATGGCTCTCCTTAGATTGCGTCGTTGTTGATGGCCTGCTGGAGTGCGCGGACGGTGGCTGAGGGAGCTTCGAGGCCCTCGTCCGGGTCAAAGCCATAGTGAGCCTCGAGCGCGTGGATTGTCTCGGGTCCGAAGATTCCGTCCTGTTCGACGCCGAGCGTCGCTTGGAGGGCTTCGATCACTGCACTCCCCTCGGGCGTCGCGACCCATTCCCAGCCGGTTGTGAGGCCGGGATTGTCGTCCTTATAGTCCTCATCTTGGCTGGAGACGATTCCGTCGACGGTCGTGCCGAGGATCTCTTGGAGCTTGCGGGTCGTGTCTGCTCCCCAGTAGCCATCGACGGTGAGCGTGCCGTCTCCTGCAGGTGCGGGAGCGTATGCGGGTCGGATGACCGCGCAAATATCGTCGTGCGCGCGGACGCGACGGTAGACTCCGCCTCCGTTGGACTGCGAGCCCGCGCCATTCGAGGTGTTGAATTCGACCGTATGGACGTACTCGCCGGAGCGGTAGTCGGCAAAGCCAGTGTGATCGGCCAAGCCGTCCCCATCCCAGTCGAAACACAGGACGTCGCCCGGCTGGATGTCATAGAAGCCAATCAGACGACCGACTTGTGAAGCGTCGCGCACCATCCAAGGCACATAAGCGTACAAGCGTCCGTCGCCGAGAAGGCTCGTCCCGGCTTGGTCGAGGACCCACGATACGCCCATCGCGCAGAAAGGCACGCCAGAAGCCCCGAAGTAACCTGAGCCAGTCTTTCCCGCATACCAGCGACCATATTTGCTGCCTTCTTCCGGATCGTCCCAGCGCGTGTAGCCAACTTGGGATCCTGCGATGTCCAGTACCTGCTGTGCATCTGCCATTGGTCAGGCCTCCTCGTTTCCAGTCTTGGGATCTGCTGGGCCGTCGCCGAACTCGGGCATCTGACGGACGCGCGCCTCTTCGTTGTCGTGATCTAGCACTGTGTGATTCCTTCTTTCGATGGGATTAGAAAGGGATTGGATGGGATTGGGTCGGGAGGGATCAGAGAGGCTCGTCGACCGCGGGAGGCAGGGTCGACGGATCGGGAGCGCGAAGCGACGGATCCACGCGATCGAGCAGAAGGCCTCGATCGCCTCCCGCGGCCTCGTACTCCTCGAAAAGGCTCTTAAGCTTTTCTGGAGACTCAGCGATCACCGACCGACGGTGAATCTCGCGCTCGGCCATCGTCTGCAGCTCCGCGAGATCACGATCTGTCAGAGTCGCGAGGTCGATCGTCGCTTTTGTAATGGAATCCACGAAATTAGCCATCTATGTGCTCCTCCTTATTTGGCGCGGATAATCTTCTGCACTGTGTAGTACGGCTGGAGCAGGCTCATAGACTGGCTTCCACCTGTCTGCCCGGTCTCCGTATCCCCCGGAGTCAGACCATCGTTAGCCATCGTGCCAATCCACGATCCCCCGTTTTGATTCAGCGAGATAAAAGACTGACGGCCCGCGTTGCGTTTCTGGCGATCGTGCCAGCCGCGATCGTTGCCCGCGTGCCGGTGCGCAGGCATCTCCGCGATCGTGATCTGATGCCGTTTCTCACCGCCGGTCTGACCGACCGACGAGAATTCCCCGGAGCCATCGGCCATAACCGATACGCGGCCCCGCAGATCCGGCACACGGAACATGTCCCCAAACCGGAAGCGACCCCCAAGGACTTGTGCAAGCTGGGGATACTGCACGACTGGATACGTTGCGCCGTCGCAGAGCAGGTAATCCTCCGGAGCAGATGCCCCCGCGAAGTCGATGACCGTGCCCACGGGAACCGCAGGACTCGTCTGCACAGCCGCAGCGCTTCCAGACGCTAGGACGAGAGCACGACGCGCGGCCAGCAAGACAGGGACGCGCTGCCCCTGCACGGGAGAGCCAACGACGTCAATACTCGTCAGAGCCGCCGACTGTCCGTCAAGGATGACCGAGACAGGATTGACGGCTGAGATAGTGCCCCAGCGGAGGGAGACTTTCTCTCCTGCGATCCCCGCGACAGCCTCAAGCTGCTCAGCTAGAAACGCTGTGAGATCCTCTACCAACGTCCTACCTCCTTCAAGGTCGTCGTCTGCAGCGCTGTCGGCTCAAGCTGAATCCGCGTCTCCTGCACAGTAGCCAGCACGCTCACGCCGCCCGACCGATAGCCAACCAAATCATTCGGAGCCAGAGGCAAAGGCAGATGCTGAATCTCAATCTTCCCCACTGCTCCCGACGCGGCCGCGAGTCGGCGCTTCGCGAGATCCGTGATGATCTGTTGGTTAGCCGCCTCGACCCCCGTTTCGACTTTTGAGACCCAGCGGCCTCGAGCTTGATAGGACGCGGGAGACGCAGGATCGCGATTCTCGGCGTATCCGACGAATCCCGCTTTCTCGCCGCTGCCCTGGGAGACACAGATATACCGATTCGGGATAGCCGCGAGGTCTTGCTCGCGCGTGAAATCCGCGAGGTGGATGGCATTCTCTCCCTCGACGAAGTCCCAAACCTTCGCACGACGCAAAGGCTCGACGTATGGGGACGCCTCGAAAGCCCCACCCGCACCCACAGTTAGCGACCAAAAGCCGATCGCTTGGAGGATGTCATTAATCGCGGTGAGCTTCGGAGTGCCTGCATCCCAGACCATCGACGACGTGAGCATCGGCCCGCCGTCGGCAATATTGACGGGAGACACATCGGTCAAGAGGTGACGGACATGCGCGAGAGGATGATTAGAGGGCACAGTCTGATAGGCAGCGACAAAAGCATCTCCGTCAAGCAACGACAGCTTGGAGATCAGCTCGACTTGGAGGCTCGATCCGCCTTCGCTGTATGAGAGCTTCGGGGAGGCGAAGAGGAAGACGCCGAGAGGCCAGCTTTCCCCGCTCGCGAGCTTGTAGACGATCTTGACTCGATCTTTCGCCCAATCAATATCCTGCCCGCGATCGACAAGATTAAGACTGCCCGAGGTGCGGAGCCGCGAGCCCGCGCTCATCGACACCTCGCCTCCCTCGACGCCGTCGAGACGCCCCTTCTCGCGCTCATTAGAGTCGAGAAGGATTACCTCGATAGACGCCTGCCGATGACCTGTCAGGCTCACGCTTCAACCTCCTCAAGCTCCAGCGAGACTTTCCAGATCCCGCCGACGCTCCGCGGAGCCGAGACCGACGAGAGACTGCAATAGATCCGACGCCCCAGAGGATCGCGATACAAGAAAGGCGCAGGCAAGACCGCGAGTTGCTCCAACTTCTTCACGTGCGTCTCGTACTCAGCGTCGGTGAGGACAGCGCTAATCGCGATCGACCGCTGTACAGCCGTACCCGTCACCTCAACACCGCGAGCGCGTCCCGCAAAGTGCTTCACCTCGCGGTGTAGGAGGCTGGGTGTGACTGTTACTTCTGGCTCGTACTTGAAGCCGACGCAGGTCCGGTATCCTGGGCCTCCGCTGATCCAGACTTGGCGACTGGCCGCGGTGACGGTGACTGTCGTCGACTCTGAGGAAGGAGTGACGCTGGACGCTGTTACCCGGTAGAGCGTTTTCCCGCCGGAGGGAGCTTCGCGGTCTTGGACGGTCACGTCGATCGGGAGATACGAGGCGATCGTCTCCCACGTCTGCCCGCCGTCTTGTGAGCGGTCGACTTGGTTGGAGATCGCAGCGACGGTCTTCCCGGCCTTCGGCGCGGGATTGGTGATGCCGATGGAGACGACGCCGGTGGAATCATCCCACTGAGCCGTTACCTTGGGAGCCTCGGGAGGCGCGTATCGTACTTTGCTTCGGCGTGTCGCTTCGGTGGAGCTGAGGCCCTCGTCTGACAGCGCTGAGACCACGACGATATATTCGTGACCATTGGCCGCGCGCTCAGCGACTTTATAGGAGGTTGCTGCGCCCTGGATCGCCTCGTCCGCGACGACGCGATTCTCTGTCGCGTCTGTGACTCGGACTCGCGCGAGGACCTGCTTCGCCCCGCCCGACTGGCTATAGGACCATGAGACAGAGAGCGCGCTCGTGTCGATCGTCGTCTGAGGAGTGAGGATTCCGACGACTGGACGCGAGGAGATCAGGAAGCTCGAGACCGCGCTCCACGGAGAAGCTCCTGCCTCCTCGGTGGGCTTGTACATGCCCCATGTACGCACCTGCCACTCGTAGGTGCCCTCACCGAAGGCCGCGAGACTGTATTGCTGCGCGTCTCCGGTGACCGTGTAGGTAGACCAGTCAGACGCGCCGCGAGCGCGAAGCCGGATCTGAGCCTTGGTCTGCGCTGTGGTGTCTTGAGTGGCGTGGATCCACTCAAGCAGGCCCTCGCCCATCGGGATCGTCGACCCCTGCGGCTTCAAGCCTCCGGGAGTACCCGGAACGGACAAGACATAGACAGAGTTGGAGGTCTCGCTGTACGGGGAGACAAGGCCTCCGGGTCCTAGCTGACGGACACGATACTGATGGGTAATCGAGGGATTGAAAGAGGAGTGCGTCCATGACGTCGCGCCTGCGGGAGCTGTGCCGACCTTGGCGTCTCCGTCCCAGATCTCGACGCCCCACTGATCACGATAGGGAGTCGTCTTGGTCCATGTGATTCGGATTGCGCCGCCGGTGATCTTCGAGGCTTTGACGTCTTTCGGCGCGCCGGGGACTGAGTAGAGATCGCCGGGAGCAGTCGTATTAGACGAGCCAGCTTTATTCTCTACCCAGCCAGATTCCGCGCCGTCATTTCGCCATGCATGGATTCGCCAGCGGTATTGGTCGTTGGCCGGGACGTTTTTGTCGACCCAGCTGCGAGCAGACGCGGGAAGATTAGCGAGGCGACGATACTGAGCGCTCGAGGCATCCCAGCGGTCGACGCCGAGCCAATCGGCGGGCGCATTCGGGTCGGTTGCCATATCCCACGTGACGAGGACAGTGCCGTCAGCGCGGGAAGCGGCTGTGAAATTGGTCGGGGTCGGCGGGTTCCCCCACGATTTCGCGGGAATATCCCAGCCGACAGTGAGCTGTGGCGCGCCTCCATTCCAGATCGGGCCGATCGACGCGGAAAATTCCACGTGACGCCCGCTGCCGTACTCGGTGCGGTAGGTGCGTCGCTCACGAGCGATCTCCTTCTCGTCGTATCCCCCCCCGGCCCACGGGGAGGGGGAGGTGACCACCGCGGGG